TCTATTTCAGATTCTATTTCAGATTCTATTTCAGATTCTTTTTCAGATTCCATTTTATGTTCATATAATATTATATTTAATATCTTCATTTTATAACTAATGTCTACCATATTTGATTTACATGACGAGGAAGGTGATGGTACACAAATTTCGTTAGATGAACTGTACCATAAACAAGAACAAGCAGCTCTGCGAAAACTACAGTTGTACAATAAAGTCTTAGCAAGAGCACATAATAAGATAAAAATGGTTTCTAGACAACAGCGACACGAACAGTGGTGTTGGTTTACTGTTCCACAATTCATACTGGGTATTCCTGAATATGAATTTCGGGTATGTTTGGATTATTTAGTCGAAAAACTCTCTGACAATGGACTAAAGGTCAAGGTTGTTAATCCCAATATACTACTCATATCATGGAAAGATTGGATTCCGTTATATGCTCGCGAAGTAATTAAAGAGAAACTAGGCAAAAAAATCGACGGCACCGGCAATGTTATCGATGAGCCCAAAACCGACAACGATACAGCAAACGAACCTACTAACAAATTCAAAACTATTGTCGACACAAAACCAATAAAAGGCGATATTTATGACGATTTCTTTAAAAATAAACTCAACAAAATTCACAAAAAATAAGCATATCAACTTTTTGTCACCAACCTCTTCGTTTTTTAATTCTCAATCTTATTTCAAAAAACTAAATGTAGTATTTTTTAAATTCCTTTCATTCTGAAATTTTAAAGAGGTTGGTGACAAAAACACCACACATCTATCCACCTTTCCTTTTTATCTTTAATGTAATGTAAAAATTGAATTAAAGATAAAATATTATATTTCTACGTATGAAGACGCGTAAAAACATTAAAAAAACATGTTGGAAACAGTTCGATGACAACTGTAATACTACCAGGAAAAAACACATTTCGACTACCCATTCCTGTGACGAATCTGATTTATGCGTTCACTGCGGTTCTATACTCTATATCAATAACGGAATGTTTCCTATTTGTAGCAATGATCAATGTGGTATGATTAACACGAATTCCATCGATCAAACAGCCGAGTGGCGGTATTATGGAGCTGACGATAATTCTTCCTCTGACCCGACACGATGTGGTATGCCCATAAATCCGCTTTTAGAAGAATCTTCTTACGGTTGTAAAATTCTTAACAACAACGGCAAATCTAGTTATGAAATGCTAAAAATTAAGCGATACACTGAATGGCAATCTATGCCATACAAAGAAAAATCGCAATACGATGAGTTTCAACGTATTACAATTATGGCACAGCATGGCGGTATCGCAAAAATTATTATCGATGATGCTATTCGACTTCATAAAAAAATTTCCGAACAACAAACGTTTCGCGGACTTAATCGTGATGGAATTATAGCGGCATCTATTTATATATCTTGTAGACAAAACTCGTTTCCTCGAACCGCTAAAGAAATCGCAAACATTTTTAAATTAGATTCCACTAGCGCAACTAAAGGCTGTAAAAATGCTATTTCAATTATAAATAACATCGAAAAAGATTTAGAATACTGTGAAAAAATCCAACTATGTACCACTTCGCCTAGTGATTTTATTAGCAGGTTCTGTAGTAAATTATATATTTCTATAGAATTAACAAAACTATGCGAGTTTGTTGCATTTATTGTCGAAAAAAACAATATCATTCCCGAAAATACACCACATTCTATAGCAGCTGGGATTATTTATCTTATAATATTCACATTTGAACTAAATATTAGTAAACGTGACCTACAAAGAATTTGTGATATTAGTGAAGTTACTATCACAAAATGTTTCAAAAAACTAGAAGAACGAAAGCATCAACTTATTCCTCCCACCATTCTTAAAAAGTATAATATAACTTTATAACTCTTCTAAATATTCTCTGTCATATCCTCTATAAATTTGGTAAATGTTTTGTACTCACATTTTGACATGAATTCTACTTGATCATTTATCCCATCATCGAAAAATATAGTAGGGAATGAGGTGATTTCTTTTCCATTTACTATATGTGTCTGTGTTTCATCTGTACAATCTATTTGTCTTACTACTATATTTAAACCTCCCTTTGTTTTTTTTCCATCCCAGTTGCCTTGAACCTCTTCATATACCGTTTTTGTAGTTAAGCAGTGTGGACACCAATCCACGTAATACAGTGTAAAAAATACTGTATCCGGTTTATATACCGAATTATTTTTTTTCATATTTGAAGAAAATCCCTTCAATCCCATATACAATCCGATTATCGCTATTATGATGAATACCACTATTACAAAACCTACTTGTATTTTCTTATTCCCAACTAAACCTCTAATAGATTCCATTTAATATCTATATAAAAGTATATAGATATTATTTTTTATACCTATAAGCGTAAATGATTTTTATTACTTCCGAATACCGTATTGTCAATGTTTCAAAATCCACCTTCCCACGTGAGACACAGTTTTACGATGCTATTCATATGGCTTTATTCAAAATACCATTACGCATTCCCAATTTTACCGAAAGTCTATCTCGAACACTAGATAACGTATAAATAGTAAATTATCCCATTCAATAACTGGCAAAAACACACACGATTCCTAAGAGGGGATGTAGAGAAAACCCTCTTCAAAAACTATTTAAACATAATTCGTTCTAGGTATGTAGTAATATAGTTATGCTAGTTGAGCACAACCCTACTTTCAATTCATTGGTTAAACACATCATTCCACCTATGAATTTAGATTTGAAAAATGTGGACTTTTTTTCACATGGCCTCAGAAATATACTCCTTCAACACGAACCTAATGGAAAACACACAGCAATACATAGGTATCTTAGATATGACATTTCTTTTATCCCGATTGAAAAGCGCGAAGATATTTTTCATATATTTTCAACAATCCAAAAACATTACTTAGCTCTTTCAAGATTTTGTAATATTTGTAGATTTAAATTATTGGACAAAAAAATAGATAATCAATATGACTTATTCTTTAACGACCTCACTGATTGTCCTAATAATCTTAAAGTTACACTGTATGAACAAACACGATTATATACATTTAAAATTTTTGATATTTTACGTATTATCAAATCCTCGCTTGTCAATTATCAAGAACTTTTTCTAGTACCGTCGTTACCTAAAAATCCTTATACAAATCTCGCATTTTCTTATTCAAACATGTACAATATTTTTTATCACTGCCAATATCATCACATTGCTATACCCAAAGTTTTTCGTTATTTCTACTATTCTGATTTCCAGTTGGATAAATTTATTCGTGATTATGAACCGATTGTTCGCGAATCTGTTATTCTTAATTATTTTAATAATATGACATTTAATCAAAAATATGATACAATTTTAGACATTGTAAATTATTACAAACCAGTCTTACCTATTGTTATTCATAATCAATATCCTAAAAAAAAAGTCATTACATTTTTAGAACACGCGATTGTTCCATACCTAAGATCGCTTTACTCGTTGAACCAGGCTATTAAAGATTTAAACAAAGTAACTGTTTTTACCATTCTTACATCATTGCATAAAAACTTTGGGAGAGTAGAGTTTGATACAAAAACATGTAGTTACATTCCATGTGATCAACCAAAATCGTATATAGATACATCTGCTTCTTCATTCGGATTTAATACAGGTACTCTTTCTAATGATGTATTCGTATTTGGAAGTGATCAAACTAATAATAATAATAATAATAATAATAATAATAATGATGATGATATGGATATAGACTCTGATTATATAGACTCCGATAGTGATGATATGGATATTGATTTTACTAACATAAACCCTATAATTATCTCATCGCAAGATGTAGTAACAGATAATTCTATCCTATTGACTACTGACCCATCTAACAATTTTATATTCAATCCAATTGTTAATCCTGTTGTTAGGCAAAGAAATTTAAATACTATAATAGATATTTCTTTGACAACTAATACTACTCAAATCATCAACGCCCGTACACGACTCCGCGAAATGTTAGCAGGAGATGATTAGATGCTTTTTATATATTATAATGTTTTGATATATTATAATGTTTACAAAGGGGTTTGGAAAAATATGTTTAAAATACAAATACGTCGCGTTATTATTAATAATAACAATATTTTTTGTTTTTTGCAATCACTCAATCAACGAAACTTTTGAAAACAATGATGAACGAGAAAACATATATCAATCTGCTATTTCACAAGTACGTAGTGATTTAACGCTCATGGGTGTTAGTTTTTTACAATTTTTAACAGATTATCACAACAACGTTTTACATGGAAATTCATCAAACCAATAATTAAGTAACTATATTTTTTACCTATGTCTTTATAAAGATTGAAATTTGAAAAACTACATTTTTATTATTAAAGTATAGATGGCATTTATATTCGAATTCATTATAGGAGTTCTTTGTGCATGGGTTGGATTAGGTATTATTTTATCTTGTTGTACAAAAAGAAGATAAATATATTAATATTACAAGTTTAATGAAATGATTTGTATTTATGTTTTACAACTTGAAAACAACAAATATTATATCGGTAAAACAAATAACCCTTCATTTCGTATTAACAATCATTTTACAGGTACAGGTTCGGCCTGGACTAGTATTCACAAACCCATCAAAGTATTAGAATTAATACCAAATTGTGATGATTATGATGAAGATAAATACACGCAAAAATACATGGATAAATATGGCGTTGAAAATGTTCGGGGTGGATCCTTTGTATCAATAACATTAAATCAAAATGAAATGAATATGCTACAAAAAAAATACAAAGGCACTAATAATAAATGTTTTAAATGTGGTATACCAGGACACTTTGTCTCCAATTGTTTAACAAACACTGAGGATATGAATGAGTATTTCCGCTTATCTAATAAAATAGAACGCAAGCAAAAGGTGTTAGACGAACTTAAAAGTAATGATTTTTTCGGAATTAAATCCAATAGAATAGAAGCAGTAACAAACCAAATTACCGAAACTGATATTTTATTACGA